CCGGGTTATATTCCGGGTATGTGCCTTCACTAAGGTCGTTCATATCATTTATAAACGTGTCAAGTGATACAAGCCCATTAATCCCCCTATATGCTAAATCGTGATATTTATTCCAAGCCATTACATACATTGCGCTTGCGCCGTCGCTTGCGATTCTTGTCCCTTTTCCATTTATAACCTTTACGCCGGTTTCTGTTAAAACGGCGTTTCTAATTTTTAGGAAATAACAAAAAACATAGTAAGCAATTAAACTTCTATCCAACACGCCTTCTTTAAAAACCAAACCGGGCCAACGTTTTTTTATGCCGTCAATTTCATAATCTTTGCCGGTCATTAAATCCTTCCATTTTTGGTCGGACGCGGATTTTACGGTTTCGTTATTGGCGCCTTGTTTCGTTTCAAGTTCTGCTTTAAAAGTCGCGTACAAGTGATACCCAAGTCTTTTAATAAGAACGTCACGTTCATACTCTGAAATTAACAATTCTAATTCGCTCGTGGTGCCGGAAAGTTCGGATTCCGGGTGTATGTTTTCGGCGTTTGGTATGTTAATTATACTTTTATAATATGAACGTGTCGTTATCATTTCTTACTTATTTTTTGGGTCATTCGATTTTTTGGCTTCGGGCTTACCACTTTTGGCCGCCGGTTTTGCCGGTTCCGCCTTTGGTGCTTCCGCCTTCTTGCCTTCCGTTAAGGTAACTTTTAAGTTATATTTTGACGCTCTTAAACGGTTTTCCCGTTCGATTGCCTTTAACAACTTTATGTTACCACTAATTTTCAATTCTGCCATCTTACTTAATTTTAACTATTAATAATAAATTTACACACCAATTGCCGCAATTCCGGTCGTGAAATCGCCGGTAACGAACATGTATTTATTATAAATAGGAAATAAGATTTCTTCTTGAATTATAGCTTCCACGGTGTTTGTTAACTTTTCTTGTGTGCTTTCGCTAAATTCCAAGGTTAATTCGCTAAACTGCCCAATTGCGGCCGCCATAGCCCAATCCCCAACGGCAAATTTACCGGCCGGAATTGCTGTCGTTTCAACAACGGGTATTCCCGCAATGGTTAAAGTTCCATTTTCGAATCGCTTAACGTCAATATATTGTTCCGTGCTATCCTTTAAAGTTTCGATTAACGTTGCGTCAACCGGGTTTAAAACAAAGCCCGTGGCCGCATAATGTTGAACCGTAACCAAAGTTTTTGCAACTTTAAGAACGTCGATTTGTTGCGCCGCCGGAATTGCATCTTTAAACGGACTATTAACAACGAATGTCCAAGCGCTTGGCGTTTCCGCTACATAAGCCAATTCAATTACAATTTGTTTCGGGCTTATTACAATTGCGCGGTGTGCCGCGTTGTAAGACGCTTCGGTTGCTAATGCAAATGTAATAACGTCGCCGTTGTTTAATAACTGATTATCGGTAAACGTAATCAAAGTTTTCGCCCCGCCGTCATAACTTGCAACACTTGCAACGCTTCCCGCGATACCCGTAATTGAAGTATTAATTAACGTTGTGAAATCTTGTGCAACTTTGAAAATACCAAGAACATTATTCCCGGTACCGTCACCCCAAAGCAATTGGAAATCTTCGTAATAACGAACCATTGCCGGTAACATTTGTTGCAAGTGCGCCAAAATAAAAGTAACACTTCGCAACATTCTTTTCGATAGTGGAACGTGTGTTCCAATTCTTTTCACGTCAACGGTTGCTTCACGCATTTTAAAAGAACTTTCGGAAAGTGTCCCATTTTCAGTATTCACGCCAACATTTCGGTCCCAATCGTAAATTTCAACAAATGCCAAATAAGGTAAGTCCGTTGGTGTTACTGTAAGCAAGTCCCTTACGTTAAGTCGTTCTTGTACCGGGTGGTCAACAACACGCGAATCGCGTGACGTAATATGAACTAAACTTGTTCCGGTATAATTTGAACCAACCGAAACCGCTTTAATCGGGAACGACGCTTTCTTTTTACCGTTACTTTCAACGAAATCTTTAAAAGTTTCGCTATCCAATGCGTTTTTAACTTGGCCCCAAAATTTGCTTTTTTGGTCTTCAATAGTTCCGCCGCCGTCTTTAAGTTTTGCAAGTTCCGTTCCTTGTGCTCTAAGTTTTTCATCGTATTTTTCAAGCGTTTCTTGAAATTTAGAAAAGCCAACCGGGTCAAATTTTTCAAGTTTTTCCGTTACGGATTGCATTTTTTCGTTAAAGGTTTTTTCGTCAATAAGCCCGGCTTTACTGTCCGTCATTAATTGCTGAAATTCGCCTTTAAATTCGTCAATTTGCGTTTTGTTTTGTTCCTTAATTGATTCCAACAAATTCGCTTTTTCCGCTTCCGACTTTTCTTCCGGCGTCATTTCCTTAGTAATGGCCACCATCGCAAGAATTATCGGGGCAAATGTTTTTAATTTTTTCATCTTCTAAAATTTAATAATTAATAATTGTTTATAAATTAGATTTCAAGAAATTATAATCGATTGAAGTGGTTATTTCTTGCGGCTTGCTTTTCGTTTTGCAAGTGCATTTTGTAACCGGCTTCGGGTCGTTTAGTTCTGAAATCATTTGTTTCAATTGGTTGTATTGCAAATTGAAAATACTTTTGTCTTTTACTTCTTTTCGATTTGCACGCTTAACCAAAGCGTCTAATTTTGCGTAAATATTTTGTAATTGTATTGCTTTATTAACTGATTTTGTGCCAAGATAGTGGGTCAATTTGTTTGCCCCAAATGCCACCGTTGACCATTCATGCCAATTTATTTCCGTTACGTCGTATCCAAATCCAAATTTTTCCGCTTCTTCCGGGTTTATTAGATTCTTCAAAAAACCGTCCCAACCTTCCGCGTCCTTTTCTATGTAATCAATTTGCAAGTATCTAAATCCAATCGAATGTTGGTTGTAAATACCGTCCTTATATTTAATTAAAGTTTCTTCACCTTCCACGGTTTCGGACAATTTACTTTCGGCATATAATACCATATTTCCGTCTTGCATTGTTTCCGCTTCGTTCATAGATTTCCCGGGTAATCGCGTTAAATCGTGAAAAAGCGCGTGCAACACTTTGTCCGGGGCGCTACTTTTAGAACCACGGTCCGCAATAGATTTTTTTGCCGCGCCGGGCCTAAGAACGTCTTGGTCAAAATCGTAAAAATTATACGTATTTGTAACCGCCTTAATGGTTCGCGAACTTTCGTCTATTTCCTTATAAGTTGAAAGGTTTGTTTTAATTTGATAAGGTGTACTTAACTTGTCCTTAGTTACTGTTTTGTGTTCCATTCTGTACGGTGTTATTTTGTGTTATTCCAATTGCGTTAAGTTGGTCTTTACTTAAATCCCAAATTCTTAATTCGCCAATTTTATCGTCGTTAGCCATATCAATTGCGGCCAAATAGTCATTATAAACAATGGCCCCTATTTTAAAAGCGGCCAATGCGGTTTCTTGTTTTAATTTCTTGGTTGTTGCTTGTTCCTTTTTATTTAATTGTAAGATATTCAAATGGTCAAAATCCCCTAACAATTCAATATTTAGTTCCTTTGTTTTTAGAAAATTATTAAAATTTGTAAGCCAATCTTTACTTTCCGGGATTATGGTACTATCATATAAACGCCTTTCGCTTGCGTCCATATTGGCAAACGTTCCACCCTTTAAATAATATTTAGCAAGTAATTCCGGCACGCCAAAAGCGTTCGCAATTGCAATCGCGTCGGATTCTATTTCTTCGAACAACATTAAGTCCTTAACCGACATTGCCATTCTTTGATATTTTAATGGAACGGGGCTTATAACTTGCGTATATTGGTCTTCTAATAGACCGTAATTTTTAAAACTATCTTGTACATCATCGATTTCGGTTTGCTGTAAAGGTAAGTGCCCCAAAGCGGCGTCCTTTTTTTCTGACGTCAAAATTCCCAAAGCCCCCCGGCGGGTAATTAATACGTTCCGGCTTTCGTAAGCCTTATCGATATTACTAATAGGCCGTTGCAAAGCAACCAATTTCGATACCCCTTCCGTAAACCGTGCGTCAAGTTTTATATTAATTCCATTTGTTTGGAAAACGGTATTTGTTTCAAGTTTTCTAACTTTTCCGTTTATTCCACGTAATTCGTAATGTTTAATAATTTCTTCTTTTGTTGTTGCGTCTAACCATTTCCCGGTAAGTGTCGGCGTTACGAAATAGCTTGGTAAATTGTTAATAACATTTATATCTTGGTAAGAAAATGACCTTTCAAAACCAACCGGCACGCTTGCGTATGCGTATCCATTTCCGAAAACTTCTTGGTTTACTTTATATTGACGCAACCATTCAAAGGTCGATTGTAGTGGATTTGGTTGCCCAATCAATGATTTTAATTTCCCTTTGTCTTCTTGGTATTCATTCAACGGGGTAATTTCATTGTTGGCAAGATTCTTAACGCTAAATTTTATATTCGAAAAGGCTTCCGCTTTGATATTTATTACGGCTTGTACAATTGGATTTTCGCAATACGCTTTTAGTAAATATGCAAGTTCGGACATATCCCGCCAACTTGCAACACCTGATAATAAAAATGTATTATTTAACCCAAGGTTTGTGCCTATTTGGGTTGTTTTTGCTTTTGTTCCGGTAAATAATTTACCAAATTTTGAAGTATTCCAAGCGGCCTTTAATATTGACATATATTATATAAGTCTTGGCGCTCTGTGGTGCTCTAACGTTAAAATTTTTATCCTTTAAATGTAAAAAAACCATTGTAATTATTTCTTTACTAAATCATTTTTAAGGCGGTCTTGGTATGATAAGTTTTGGCTGTAATTGCTTTTGCACCGGGGGCATTTGGCTTTAACTTCACCCTTTCCACTTGCTTCGCATAACTTTTTTCCACAATGCGGACACCTTATTTCCATTTATATTATTTGATATAAACAAATGTAAAAAAAAAATCGATAAAAATTTGGATAAGTTTAGAACCTCAACGGACTTTTCAACAATTTGATAAAAAAAATCCGACCTTACTATAATTCGGGGCGGATTTTTCGTTTTTGAAACTGCTTTGTGTTGAATAAAGCTATTGAACAACAAATGTAATTTATTTTTTTGACATAAAAAAGCCCCGTGGTATAACTCTAACAAAACCCCCGGGGCCATTTACTAACCTAATAAATATTGCTATGAAACAAATTCGATATAAATGTAATACTTTTTTTTTAATTCCAAATATGTTCGGTTGCTTCTTTGTAAATAAGCATTGAACCAACAAGCGCAATAATCGTTACAATGGTCCACATTGCAATTGATTCATAATTAATTTTTTGTAGTTTTTTTTCCATCATAAATAATTTTAAATTGTTAATATTTCCGTGCTATAAAGGTATTGATTCTTTTATAATTTCCAAATCAATTTTTGTTCTTCATAATATTTTTTACCCGCTTCGTATCGTTTCTTTGAAATCCGGCCAACAAAGTCCGTTT